TGCAGATAGAAACATTAATCTTACGTAACCTAATGTTAAATGAGGATTACACCAGAACGGTGATTCCTCATTTGAAAACTATATACTTTGAGAATCCATATAGAGATGTCTTTAATGAGATTGTTGGCTTCGTGAATAAGTTTAATAAGTTACCAAGTGCTGATGCGTTGAGTATAGAACTAAGGAATAATCCTAAGATAGGATCTGATTCATTAGCTCTTATACCTGAGATCAGTAAACCAGATACAGAACAAACCCAAGAGTGGTTAGTTGAGAAGACTGAGAAGTGGTGTCAAGACAGAGCAATCTACTTGGCAATCATGGATTCAATTAATATTATTGAAGGTAAGCATGAGACATATGACAAGAATGCATTGCCTACAATACTCAGTGAGGCTTTAGGTGTTAACTTTGATATGAGAGTTGGTCACGATTATGTTGATGACTCTGATGGTCGTTATGATTTCTATCATAGGCAAGAAGAACACCTACCATTTGACTTAGAAAAGTTTAACGCAATCACTAAAGGTGGTCTTGTGAAGAAGTCACTTAATGTTGCTTTGGCTGGTACAGGTGTTGGTAAGTCATTGTTTATGTGTCATGTTGCCGCTGGTGCTTTAACACAGATGAAAAATGTGTTATATATAACTATGGAAATGGCAGAAGAAAGAATAGCTGAACGTATTGATGCTAACCTTATGAATGTGCCTATTGACCAGTTAGAGAATCTATCAAAAGATATGTTCGATAAGAAGATGCATAAGCTTACAGACAAAGGTGTAGGTAAACTTATTGTAAAGGAATATCCTACAGGTGCAGCAAGTGCTATCCACTTTAGGGCATTACTTAAAGAATTAAAGATCAAACGTGATTTCACACCTGATCTTATTTGTATAGACTATTTAAATATATGTTCAAGTGCACGTATGAAATCTATGGGTGGATCGATCAACTCATATATTATGGTCAAAGCAATTGCAGAAGAATTGCGTGGTTTGGCAGTAGAGTATAACTTACCTATTGTTACAGCCACACAAACTACACGGTCAGGTTTTGCATCGTCTGATGTAGGACTAGAAGATACAAGTGAATCATTTGGTTTACCAGCTACGGCAGACTTAATGTTTGCACTTATATCTACCGAAGAACTTGAAGCTATGAATCAAATCATGGTAAAACAATTAAAGAATAGGTATAATGATCCTACAGGTGCAAACAAGAAGTTTGTACTTGGCATTGACAGGGCTAAGATGAGACTATATGATGTAGAGGATACGGCCCAAACTCTGAATGTAAGAGATGAGCCGGTTAAAGTTTCACCTAGATATGACACAATAGGGGAGGGATTTACAATTGAGTAGATTACACGGTAAGTCATGGGGAAATAGATATACCCATTTAGCAAAAGAAATATCTACATGGTCCAAGGACCCGAGCACTAAAGTTGGTGCTGTAGTGATTGGAAACAATGGTGAAGTATTATCACAAGGTTATAATGGCTTTCCAAGAGGTATTAAAGATACCGCGGCTAGATTAAAAGATCGTGAAAGAAAGTACAAATTAGTTGTACATGCCGAGATGAATGCTATATATAATGCTAGTCTTAATGGAGTATCTTTAAATAATGCGACATTATACGTATATGGTTTACCCATTTGTAATGAATGTGCCAAAGGTATTATTCAAGTTGGTATTAGAAGAGTAATTGCAACTAGACCAGCAGATTACAATAAAGAATGGGACGAATCAATAAAGGATGCCAAAGCTTTATTCAAAGAAGCTGAGGTCGAATATTTAATTGACGTGGAGAAAGAATGAGTAAAACGATGATACCATTTGTAAAGGTTAGAAGAGATGCAAATAAAAATAAGATCTCGAAGAAACATATGAGTCATGGAACATTCAGATGTAAACGTCATCCAAACAGTAAGAGGTGTAACAATGCTTAAAGCGTTATTTAATCAAGGCTATTCGAAAAAGTTCATGGACCGAATAGAATTTAGAAGAAAGGAATACTACGAGAAACGTAGAATTCAAACGATCCGTGAAAATGCTATGAAGATGGCACACAATTGGTCACATGAATATCCTACTGGTACGCCATTAGAATATATTCGTGATGATATTATAGAATGTTGGGAAAGAAATTCAAAGGTTGGTATATATGCTAACTTAGATAAGAAACAAAATATCCCATATAAAATTGAAGGAAAACATGAAATCGATTACAAAAAGTAAGTTACAAGGATTAACAATAGGTGTTGCTGTCGCTGCAAGTATGTCAGCACTAGCTTCACAAAATATGATAACTGTAAAAGATCATTATCGTGAAGTTGTTTATTTACAACCATATAGTGTTGAAGTATGTAGTGAACAACAAGTTACTGTAGGCAACAACGCAGAAATTGCTAATGCAGCATTTTGGGGAGCAATCTTTGGTGCAGTTGTTGGTGATGTTATAGATGATGAAAATGGTAAAGTGCCAGGAGCAGTTATTGGTGGCATGCTTGGAGCAAAGGATGCTGAAGGTAAACTAGGCACAACTACAGCCATGGTATGTAAAACCGAGACACGTAAGAAGTCTACTACGGTAAACGAATACTCTCACTCAACTGTATCTTTTGAATTTGATGATGAATCATATGAAATAGATTTTATTAAGAAAAGATAATGGCTAAAAAAGAAGTACCATTCAAGAAATGGACTTTCGTAGATAAAAATGATTTAGATAATGAACATTGGTATGTACGATTAGAAGGTGGAACATTCCATGATGTTATATATCGTTACATGGATGTTAAATTAAATGAGACAACACAGTCGATAAACTTTGATTATGAGATAGTAGACTATCCATTTGAAGATCCTCATGGGGATACAAAGTTTAATGAGGCTGCTGGCGATATTCTCAAAAGTATATTAGATGATGCAATGGCAAAGCAGGACTATGTACTAGGTAAAAAGTAATGAACGTAAAAGAAACTCTGACTATATTGTCAGAAGAGTGTGCTGAAGTAGTTCAAGCAAGCTCAAAATTAATTAGATTTGGCCCATATGATGAAGACAATATAGCTGAATTAGAAAAAGAACTTGGTGATGTGATGGCTATGATGATGATTTTAGATTATTATGGTTATATCTCTCTAGATAATGTATCACATAATATTGAACCTAAGCTCAAAAAGCTTAAGAAGTACAGCAAAATTAAGAATTTAAATAAGATAATCAAGAATTTATAATTGTTATAAATACCTTTATATCTATATTCTATAAGGGTTTTAATGCAGTCGTTAAAGGTTTACATATCAGAAGGAAGACACGATCCTTCAATATTCAAAGCGGTTTTTATGGCAGGTGCTCCAGGCGCAGGTAAATCTTTTGTCGCTGATTCTATGGCTTTTCCAGGTCAACTAGGATATAAAGAAATTAACTCTGACATAGAGTTTACCCGTTATATGAAACAAGCAGGTTTAACTGATGACAAAGGTGCAGTTATTCTTAAGCCTGAGCAAGCCTATCAACGTGATATTGTTCGAACAGTAGCAAAGAGACACACTAAAGCTAAACAAGGCCATGCCACAGTCGGCAGATTAGGTCTACTTATTGATGGTACAGGTGCAAATTCTTCTAAAGTATTAACACAAAAGCAGACATTAGAAGCGCTTGGTTATGAAACAGCTATGATATATGTTAAGCTTGGTTTAGAAGGTTCTATTGAATCTGACAGACTGCGGGGTGAAGCTGGAGAAAGATCTATTGGGCCAGAACTTGTAACCGCAAAATTCAACGAATTAGAGAAGAGTTTAAAACCATTGAAGAGATCATTTGGTAATATGTTTTTCGAGATAGATAATTCAGTAAGAGAGAAAACCCCGGTCTTAATTAAGAAAGTAGAAAACATAATTAAAAAATGGTCTAAGAAATTACCAAAAAATAAGGCAGCCAAAACATGGCTAAAAAATAACTAATGAATTTTAAACAGTACATATCAGAAGATACAGGTATGCGTATAATTGATTTGCTTCCGAAGAAGGTGAAGCGAATGATATACAGACACCAACATCAAGACAAGTATAAAGCTGCATTATTAATGGTCAAAGCTTTAAGAAAAGACCCTGATGTAATCTCAAGAGGTCTATCTAAAAATAAAATTAAAGCTATTGCAGCTGATCACTTTGGTTTAAACCATAGAGAGTTTGATAGAGTACTTGATCGTAAGACAAGATATGAAGAGAAGACTCCTACAAGACCACAAGAAGATGATTCAGATTGGGTAGAAGAATATATCGTAGAAGCTCCACTAGGACCCGCTGATCTTGCAGGTGTTAATAATGACACTGGTGAATTAAGAGTAAACATCCTTAAAAAATTAATTAAAGATGGTACACCTATCAAGATGGTTCCAGGCAAAGGACATAAGAATGATTTGTACACAGTGACAGATAAAAAGGCAGCATTAAATGCCTTAGATCAATTTACAAGAGATGGTAAAAGCTTTTCTATTGGTACAAATGATGGTAAGAATGTATTGAGTAGTCATATCTTTAAGTCTAAACTATTTGGTGGTGAAACAGGTGGTGCAGGACCAGGAACAAAAGCCACAGCCGAAACTGAAGCAGCACAAGCATTATGGTGTGCCGCTGTTACAGCTGAAGGAAAGAAAACGTATGAATACTTCACTAATGAAATTCTAAGTAAACATACTAATCGTGCATTTACTGGTGGTACTAATCTTAAGACTATGTTAGGTATACCAGAAGATTGGAGAAAGAGTTCGTACTTATCAGCAGTGGTATTACTTGATGGCGGATTTATTAATAAGAGTCAAACATTTCATCGCGATGATTTAAAGATGAATGATATATACTCAAAGAAAAAAGATGCATATAGAAACAACGAGATGAAGAATCTAAATAATGATAAATGGAACCCTGGTGATATATGGGCCCTTGATAAAAGCTTTAATGCTGAAAATATACCAGTACTTACTGTTCATGCTTTAAATGTATATATGTTAGAAGAGTATATAGCAAGAAGAATTGTGGGCATATCCCTTAAGATAGTTGATAAAGGTGATGGAAACTTTAAAGAATATAACAAAGAAGTACCAGTACCTACTGATGACTATAAAGTTGATAAGATGTTTGTTAAAGGTGCGAAACGCGGAAGTTTCTGGAGTACAAAGAGAGGCAGTATAACGTCTAAAGAAGGTATGAACCTTCAAATAGCTGCTAATAAATCTTTTGGTACAATGAAAATTGAGATCACAGGTAAAGGTGCAAGAGGTGGAGGTATAGGTTATGGCCCAATCGAAGACACACTTGAATTGCTTAAAATGCCTAAGATAGAATCAAACTCTAATCTTGTTAAAATGGCAAATGCTATAGCTGATCCAGCAAAGAAAAATAATAAAATACGTAGAGACTTTTATAATAGAGTATCTAAGTTTGAAAAGATGACTCGTAAAACATTTGATGAAGAAGTTGCAAAGAAAGATGCATCATGGATACATTCTAAGCTGGGTGTTATAGCTATCCTTGAGGCATTTAATAATGCATCTAAAATAAAAGCAAATAGACTAATAACAAGGATCATTAATTATGCTGGATCTAAATCAGAAGATGCAAGTGTATACGTTAAGGTAAGTAATTAATATGAATTTAAAGACACACATAGCAGAAGCAAAGAATACTCACATGACTCATATTGAGGACATGGTGATTGACGGTGGTGTACAAGGAGCACGGTCAGCTATCTTTGCATTAAGAGATTTAAGAGACATGTTAGCTGGTCATACGAATGATCAAAAACAAGTTACAGTCAAATGGGATGGTGCACCTGCAGTATTTGCTGGTATAGATCCATCTGATGGTAAGTTCTTTGTAGCAAAGAAAGGAATATTCAATAAGAATCCTAAGGTGTATAAATCAGTAAAGGATGTGAAGGCTGATACCTCTGGTGATCTAGCAAAGAAACTTACAATAGCATTTCAAGAATTAAGTAAACTTGGTATAAAGAAAGGAGTCTACCAAGGTGATATCATGTTCACTAAAAATGACTTAAAGAAAACAACAATTGATGGTGTGAAGTATGTAACTTTCCACCCTAATACTATAGTATATGCAGTACCTGTAGAAGCAGCGCAAGAGATTATGAGAGCGAAGATCGGTGTAGTGTGGCATACTTATTACTCAGG